CATTACGCTGCCCACCAAGAATACCGGCTTCGGCGCCCTGATCAGCGCCAACGTGTGAGCCGGGCTGAACGCCGATTGAACGACCGTTGAAGACCCGGACCATGCGTGAGCTGAAGCGATACAAGGAGGAGCTGGTGGCCCTGCTGCTGCTGAGCCTGGTGCTGCTGGCCGTGCGCTGGCTGGGCCTGCATTACTGGAGCACCGGGCCGGAGGACGCCCCCAACCTGTACGACCTGCGCAGCGAGACCGAGACGGTGAGCTGGACGGTGCTGCGCATGGTGATCTACAGCCTCTTCGCCTGGCTGGGCCTGCGGGTGACCATGCCGGCCGCCTATGCCTGGATGAAGGACCAGTTCGACTTCCACAAGCTCACCGGCGAGCAGAAGGTGCAGATGGTGTTCCGCCTCTTCGCCATCATGTTCTTCGGCCTGGTGCTGCTGCATGCCAGCGGCGCGCCCGGCAGCATGCGCGAGTGCGTGGTGGCCAGCGCCAGCGCCGACGTGGGCGTGCGCGAGCTCACCGGCAGCAACGACGGCCCCGCCGTGGAGCGCTACCAGCGCCACGTGCAGGCGCCGCCCCGCAGCAGCTGGTGCGCCGCCCTCGTGCGCTACCACCTGAGCGCCTGCGGCGTGTCCAACCCGCGCAGCGCCTGGAGCCCAGCCTTCGCCGTGGCCAAGGACCGCGTGTGGACGCCCCGTAAGGCGCTCCGCGACCCGCTGCCTGCCGATGTGTTCACCCTTTACTACCCCCGGCTGGGCCGCGTGGGCCACGCCGGCCTGGTGGCCGGGCGCGATGGCCGCTACATCCGCACCCTGGAGGGCAACACCAGCGGCGGCGGCAGCCGCGATGGCGACGGCGTGTATGCACGCCGCCGCGAGCTGAGCAAGGTCTACGCCATCACCAACTACATCCACGACGATGCGCACCGCTCTGCTCTTGCTGGGCGCGCTGGCCATGGCCGGCTGCAAGCCCAAGCTCACGCTGCAACGCACCATGGAGCAGCGAGACAGCGTGGTGGTGCGCTACGTGCCCCGCGATACCACGGTGTGGTCCGTGCGCGATTCGGTGCGGGTAACCACCAGCACCGATGCGCCGCGCACGGTGACCAAGCGCAAGGGCCGCGCCACCAGCACGCTGCAGGTGGGTGGCGGCCAGGCCACGGCCACCTGCGTGTGCGACAGTGCGGCCATCAGGCTGCGCCTGTGGCACAAGTGGACCAAGCAGACCACCTCGCGCAAGGAGGTGGAGCAGCGCACCGAGACCGTGGTGCGCACCCCGCGATGGGCCTGGTGGACGCTGCTGATCAGCATCGTGCTGGTGCTGGTGGCCCTGTACCGCCTGGCCGTGCGCATAGCACGCCCATGGACGATTCTGTAACCCCCTGCTGACATGAGCCATAGCAAGACCATCATCGCCGCCGCCGCCGCCTGCTTCGCGCAGCACAAGGCCATCCAGGAGCTGTACGTGACCGAGGACGGCAACGCCTTCATGCCGCACGTGCAGGGCCTGGCCGTGAACCACGCCCGCATGCACCGGCTGCCCGAGCCGGTGCTGGTGAAGCGCGACGATGAGGGCATGGCCGAGGCGATCGCCATGGCCGGCAAGGGCCGCAAGAACGAAGTGGCCGAGGTGATCAACGAGGCTGCGCGTAATGCACAGCTCGACCTGGGTGAAGACAATGCCGCCGCGCCCCCCGCGCCCGAGGCTGGTGCTGAACCTGCCGAAAGCACCGCAACGACCGAGGGTGGGGAGGGCGCGGAGGCGCCCGCCGATGAAGTGCCCGCCAAGGGCAAGAAGGGCAAGAAGGA